TTCAAAGGTAAAGGTGGTGGACCAGAATCAGAATCACACATTGTCGATTGTAATGCTGATAAAAAAGATGGTTTTGTTTGGGTCTATAGCAACAAAGCCGATGCAACAAAAATCATTGACCGATGTGGTGATGCTATTTTAGATTATAGTTTTCTTGACTCTGGAATTCAGCTAAAGATTGATCGTAAAGCATTCCGTGGTATTCATTGTGCTTTTAGGAATGTAAAAGATTAAAGATACTAATTATTTTAGTGTCAAATACCAACGATTATATAATCACCACCCTTTCTTCGGGGTCAAAAGATTATACAGATTTAAGTGATAATCAAATTCAAGCACCATTCTCTCTTGGTGTTCCAAATGCTCGCACAATTAGATTAACTGGTGCTCCATATGTTTCTACATTGGGCAACCCATCAAGTATTTTTCCAAGAGAAGAGATTTCTGGATCGCCAGGTCCAACCCCGCCATCATACATCACACCTTTCGCTTATTATGATTTTGAAACATCTGGTTCACAATATGTGACAAATGTATTGGGCACAAACAATTATACAGGATCTTTTACCAGCGAAACGAATTTTGGCTTTGATACAGATCCAGTATTTTCTGGTAGTTATTCTTTCCAATTTCCAGCCGAGTATAGTGCAAGAAGTGTCAATCTTGGGACAATACAGGAAAGGGCGAATTGGGGAACTTTGTTTTCTGGTTCTTTTTCTGTATCAGCGTGGATGTATTTTTCGATGGTAGAAGGAGAATCTTATAAGTTAAATAATTATAGAATTTTTGGAAATTTAGACAGTGGAGCTACTTACGGATTTTATTTTGGTACTTACCGAGGTCAACCGCTGGTATATTCTCGTGACCCATCAACCCCACACGCAGGACTTACATTTTGGGGAAATGACGATTCGTCAAATTATGAGGGGTGGAATCATTTTGTATTTGTTGTGGATGGAGACACGGATGCGACAAACAGAAGATTCAAAATGTTTATAAATAACACTGATTTTGGCTATGCAGACGATTCTCAACCTGGCAGATATTTCCAAAAACAATTTTTAGATGATGAAAATGTTTATTTTGGTAATAACTTTAATGGAACCAAACAAGCAACGATGAATTTCGACGAAATATCAATTTGGAGTACCGCTCTATCAACAGGACAAGTTAATGCACTTTACAATAGCGGAAATGGTGCTAACGCATTGACAGCATTAACACAAAGTTCATAACCCCTTAAAATAACTACACTTTTTTCCCTCTTGACATAACCCCCTGATTTTGCTATAATATCTTTACCAAGTTGGAGGTATACTATGGCAAAAAAACTTACAAAAACGCAAAAAATTAAACAAAAAATGTTCACTGATGGTTTCGCACTGTTGTGCGTATGGTTAGATAATAAAGGGTGGTCTGTTGATGAAGATTATTGTGTGCGCGATGAGATTTTTTTCCATGGAAAATATATCACAATTTCTAAAAGGCAAAGTATAGAAAAAAGATTATATTCTCTTCTCCACGAATGCGGTCATCTCTTAATCCATCAAAACAGCTCTAAATATGAAGAAAAGTTTCCTGCCCAATCAAAGATGAATGAATTTGCATCTAATAAAAGAATTGAAAAATCAAAAGATTATCGTGTTGAAACTTTAACTGAAGAAATAGAAGCTTGGGCGCGTGGTAGAAAACTTGCCGAAAGATTAAATTTATATATTGACGATAAAAACTTTCGTAAGTTAACCAATGAGTGTATTTACTCATACATTGAGTGGGCAGCAAAACCATAATGAAGGTATTGGATATTCATTAAAAAAAAGATTTAAAGAGGGAGATCTTGTATCCTGGACAAAATTAGGTACTGGCGAGAAGACATACGCCATTATAGAAAAAGTAAGTCTCCGCACTTTTTTTAATGATAGGGTTTTTTACACAGCCAGAGTTATAACATCGTATGGCGAAATAAAAGAAATAAATTTAGGTTTGTTAAAACTTGAGTCGAAAGGAAATAGGAAATAGTAGTTACATTATGGGCGATGAAAAAAAACCTTGGGAAAATATTCCGATTGAAATAATCATTGAGGAAGAAAAACGTCAACGTGAAGAAGAAGAAAGAAAAAGACCTCGTTTAGAATTGCCCTTATACTATCCATCCCAAAGTTCATCATATGGAGAACCGCAATCCCAAGAAACGGAAGAGGAACATATGATAATCATTAAGTTATAATCATTTAATGTCCCAGGAGACTATTTATTGTTAATGAATGGTCCAAAATCAAATAATAAAGATTTTAGTTTATTCCTTGAGTTGTTGGAAAACCTTTATAATACTTCAAAAAAACAACTTAAGTTCAATGAAGATGTGAAGGTCAACTTTGTGAAGAGTGATCAAAATTCTTTAAATGCTTTAGGAAAAACTGCCTCATACAACCCTGAAACAAGGGAAGTTAATCTTTATTTTGTTGGTCGCCATCCAAAAGACTTGATGAGATCTTTTTCTCACGAGTTGGTTCATCATGCCCAAAACTGTCGGGGTGAATTTAATAATATTTCAAACACAAATGAGGGATATGCTCAAGCAGATGCTCACCTTCGTGAAATGGAACGTGAAGCATATGAATGTGGAAATATGATTTTTCGTGACTGGGAAGATGAAATGAAAAGTAAGGGTATTGTGCCTTTATTTAGTGGTGCTCCATTTGCTACAATACAAATGGGTTATAATGAAAATCTAGGAGATAATAAAATGTCTAAAAAATTAAACGAGTCACAATTGCGCGATATTATTCGTGGGGTGATCCAAGAAATGTTCGATGAGGACATCAACGAAGAAACTACAACAGATAAAATGATGTCTGATAATGCCGCAGAATCTGTTGGTGCTGAAGCAGGAGATGGGGTTGCAGTTTCACTTGAAGAAGAAGTCGAAGAAAACATCGAAGAACAAAAAGCAGAAGAGCTTGAAGAATCTGAAGAGATCCAAGAAGAGGTTTCCGAAGAAAATCTTAATGAGTCTTTCCTTCCAAAAGGTCGCGATATTCGTGAAAATGCAAGACAACAAACATACGCTAAACTTGTTGAAAAATGGTGCAAATAGAGGTATAATACAATGGCACGGAAAAGAAGAATGAGGAAATTGGCTGCTATGGAAGCAGCGAAAAAAGAAGAGGCTCCAAAAGTAGAAGCAAAACCAGTTGTCGAAGCGACACCAGAACCTGCTCCTGCACCTGTTGCTGTAGCAGCTGAAGAGTCAGAGGTTGAAGAAAAACCTAAAAGAACCAGAAGAAGCTGGGCGAGAAAAACAACAACAGAAGAATAAATTATGAAAGATTTGTTAAATAAAATAACAAAAAACTTTCTCATTAATGAAGGGAAAGCTCCACCATTTCAAGTGTGGATTCAATCTCTTCAAGATAATTTAAATTCATTGCGTCCAAAAACTGTCGCAGATAGAAGAAGAATTGATTTAATGAAACATCAGTTAACTGAACTTCGCAGAATAACAAGGCGCATGGATGAACAAATAAAAAAACTAGAAGAAGAAGTAAATTTCTTGCAGGAAAATAAAAATGAGTGATTCTAAAAATTTTTTAATGGACATGATTCAAAATGAAATCTCTTCTATGGCAAGTAGTGCTGTTGTTGTAACTGGAGAAAAGGATGATGATAAAAATGAAGCAAAGCTTCGTTCAATCGTCAGAGAAATCTGTCGTAGAGCAATTAAAAAAACGAGTCGTGTTGATGAAAATTTAGAATTACGAAAACTGATTAGACATTTAATAGTGGAAGCAAAAAAAGAGGTGGAGAACGCACCACACTCCTCCACCGCTATTAATCTTTTGGAAGAATTACTTAAGCAAATCCTACCAGGGATTGAAACTGATTATAAAACCCTCACTACGTCAACAGAACAAAGAGAATCTTTTAGAGCTAATCTATTAGATGCCGTTTCTAAACTTCTTGCAGCAGAAGATGTTAATGATGAAGCTGGGTCTGAAATAGAAATGGAAGTGCCTCTTGAGGAAATCGATATTAAAATTGATGATGACGAGGAAGAATCCTCTCCAGAAGATATGTTTATTGATATTGATGCTGATGATAAAATTCCTGAAGATGAAGAAGAGGCATTTGGTCTTGAAGGTCAAGAAGAGACTGGCAGAAATATGGCTGCTAAAACCTACGACAAAATAGAGAAAAATATTGTTGACTCTTATGCTATATTAAGCGATGATAAAGATCGAAAAACATTTCGTGATTATTTAATCACAAATCTTAAAATGTATTTTGATAAATATGAAGCAGAGTTAAGCACTGAAGTCGTAGAGCCAACAACTGATGAGTACGAAAAAGAAAAAGATGAAGCAGATGCTGAAGCAGCTAGCGATGAAGTTTTTGATTCAGGAGAAGGCACCATCGACTTTGACACTTAACCCTAAAGAGGTTTTGATGAGTTTTGAAAAAATTGGAACAGAAATCGGTAAACTGGTCGATTTAAAAAATAAAGCATACGGCAGCTCTTTTAAAAAATCAGAAGAAATACTAAAAGTATTATATCCAAACGGCATAGAACCACACCAATATAAAAACATGTTAGCAATCACAAGAATTGTGGATAAGCTTTTTAGAATTGCTAATGAAAAAGATGCTTTTGGTGAATCTCCGTTTAAGGATATTGCCGGATATGGTATTCTTGGATTAGCAAATGACGAAGAGAAAGAATAGCGGTAAAAATAAAAGTTATTCATTATCAAAAAAATTAAGAGAAGAAGGCAAATCAAACGAAGAGTTGGAAGTGTACCTTTCTAATCTTTCACTGGAAGAGGTTGTTGGGCTAAAATTAGAGGTCGCAACAAGAGACTTGATGAAGGGAAAGTTCTATGGCTTCCCTGTTTGGCAATCTCTTAAATATATTATTTCTGATGCTGTTCTAAAATATGCTCTTTCTGCAACAAGCTCAAAACGAGAGGCTGCGAGGTTTTTGGGAATTCAAGAAAAGACACTAATAGAATTGGTTAAGAAATATCAGACAGAGCAATATTACGAAAATAATATTGACAATTCCTAAAAATATCATCTATAATATCCATAGCGAGATACACTTTGTTAATCGAAGCTCACCAATGGCTTTAAAGTGAGTGCCTTTTTTATGAAAGCCTAGCGTTGTTGTTGCGAAGAAACAACAATCTCGCTATTAAAAACGAGGATAAAATGAAAGTATTTTTAACAGGGGCAACAGGGTTTATAGGGAGCAATTTAGTAAAAAGACTCTTGTCGGATGAACATGAAGTCGTTTGCTATGTTCGCAATATAGAAAAAGCAAGAAAAGCTTTAGGTCCCAAGCCACAACTATTACAAACAACAGCATTTGATAATCATCTTATCGCTACATTAGAAAGATGTGATGCGGTTATCAATCTTGCTGGTGAACCTATTATCAAAAGATGGACAAGGAAGAATAAGAAGAAAATTTATAATAGCAGGATTGACCTGACCAGAAAACTTGTTAAGTTGATGGACGGATGCAAGACGCGACCAAAAGTTTTTATTTCTGCTTCCGCTGTTGGTTATTATGGTAATCGTGGAAATGAAATTTTAACAGAAAAGTCAAGTAAATCATCAGGATGGCTATCTCACTTATGTAATCAATGGGAAAAGTTTTCTTATCCAAATCATGCAGGAAAATTGGTAGACACCAGGTTTGTTAATCTTCGCACAGGTATTGTTTTGGGAGATGGTGGTGCTCTCCAGAAAATGCTCCTCCCATTTAAACTTGGGGTTGGGGGTATTTTAGGGAGCGGTAGGCAATGGATGCCCTGGATTCATATTGATGATATGGTAGAAATTATTATTTCGGCAATGTTTAATAATAATATTTATGGTCCAGTTAATTGTGTTGCTCCAAATCCAGTGACAAATAAAGATTTCACAAAGCAATTAGGAGAAGTACTAAAAAGACCAACAATGTTTCCAGTTCCTGGGTTTGTTTTAAAGATTATTTTTGGAGAAGCCGCTTGTGTTCTTCTTGATAGTCAGAGAGTAGAGCCAAAGCTTCTATATAAAGCTGACTTTGTGTGGAAGTTTAGTAAGTTAAATAAAGCATTAGAGGATTTACTATGAAAAAAGATAAAGTTTATTATGATGGCGATTGTTATGTATGCTCCATAGAGATTAATGCCTTAAGAAAAAAAGGTGAGAAATGCGGCATAGAATTTGTCGATATTGCTGATAAAGACTTTGACAATCCTGATCCTTATATGGTAGAAATGATTGGCGAGTTTGACGGCAAAGAAACTATTGGAGCAGAAACATTTAGAAAAATGTACGAAACAATAGGCTTTAAGAGAGTTGTGTGGTTCACAAGATTACCAGTTGTTAAACAGATTGTTGATTTGGGTTATCATATTTTCGCTTACTATATAAGACCCTATTTACCTAGGAAAAAACATGGCATACGATGAGAAATTAATTGATCACTACGAAAACCCAAGAAACGTAGGAACACTCGACAAGGATGATCAAAGCGTAGGCACTGGACTGGTTGGTGCTCCTGCTTGCGGCGACGTGATGCGTTTGCAAATCAAAGTAAATGACGATGGAGTGATTGAAGATGTAAAGTTCAAGACTTTCGGTTGCGGCTCTGCGATTGCAGCTTCCTCTTTGGTCACGGAATGGGTCAAGATGAAAAGCGTAGAAGACGCAAAAAAAATTACTAATAAAGAAATCGTAGAGGAATTATCACTTCCACCCGTAAAGGTTCATTGTTCAGTGTTAGCTGAAGATGCTATTAAGTCCGCTATAAAAGATTGGGAAGAAAAAAACAATAAATAATGTTTGGGGGTGAACTGGATTCGACTGGGTGTCGAGATAGATTTGTGCAAGGGTGTATGAGCAGACACTAAAAGGCTTAAAATAATAAATGCAAACGATAATGTTGCAATTTCTTTAGCAGCATAGCTAAAGTGGGGTTTACGGTTATCCTTATAATTCAAAACCGTACCATTCTCACTCTAACCTTGTGTATCGCAAACTATTAAAGCATTTAGGACGTGGGTTCGATTCCCACCACCTCCATTTTTTTTATTACCTACTTGATTTTTGTTGCTACTTATGATAGGGTGTTATTATGAATATTGGAGATAAAATTTTCTTACTCTATACTAATCGCAAGACTAAAGAAACTTCTTGTGATGGTCCTGCTACAATTATTGATTTTATCAATGAGCCTTTAAATGATGAAGGCGTTATATTAGTTAAAAAATTAGACGGAAAAACTTCACCTGTAAATCTTGAAGGTACTTCAAGTCATGAAGTTGATGTTCACGTGGTTTATTAACTTTTATTTTTCTTCCATTCTTCAAATTTTTTAGTGTCAATTCTTAAAAGAGAATACACTTCTTTTTTATTTTTATTATTTGGCTTAAGATTAGAAGCCCAAATCCAAGACAGTTTATTTTTAATGTGTGAAATTTCTTCTTCGATTTTTCCAAGGTCATCTTCAAGTTCTTTATTGTAGTTTTCTAAATTTCCTGGTAAATTAATGTTCTCTTGATCTGCTATCGATAATATTTCAAGCCACTCTTTGTTTTCATAAGCGTTTGTCACTCTCTTTAGCAAATCTTCATATTTTTCTTTTAGATTATCCGGCTTCAAGTCGGGGTGAAGCGACCTCACCATTATCTTGTATATTTCTTTAAAATCTTGTGGAATATTTGAATCATCTTTTTTGTTCGTATCAACAGTCGCCTTTTGATCATTAGTTTCTTTTTTTTCGCTATTTTTGGAATTAATTTCATTTAGATACTCTATCTCTTCGCGGAAGTCTTCATTGAATTGAGAATTATATTTATCACTCAAGTCTGATGTTTCTTCTAATTCTAATTTTAGATACTTGAATTTGAAAAGAAGTTTTTGGCTCATCTACCATTAAATATAGAGCGAGAGTATAACTTTATAGTTCTTATATTGTTTTTTTAGTTTCATATAAGAGCTGGATAAAAGTTTTTCAAGTTGTTTGTTTGTTGCTGACATGCTTATGTGCTCAAAGCTACCATATGCGGAGTGCAATAGCCCTACCATCTGACCATATGCATTAATAATCGGACTCCCTGATGATCCACCTGATGCAGGAATGCTAAACATATATGAGTGTTCTCCAGTAAATGGAGATTTTACATGACCCAAGAATCTTCCCTCAAGAAGTGGCACAACTTTTGGACCCCATATTCCTTTTGGAGCAGCAATATTGTAATATTTTTCACCGATCATTGGCTCATGTTTTGAAACTTGTATCGCAGGCATTGATATCTTTCGAGTTACCATCATACAAAGATCTGATCCGTAATCTAACTTTAAAATCACGCCTGTAAATGATTTACCGTTTAAATCTTTTAAGACAAAAAATGGACGCTCCATGAAATGCCAGTTTGGATCTTTTTCATTAAACCCTGGAACAAAATAGTTTATCTGTTTTCCAAACCTCATGGAACAAACGTGAGCACTTGTAGCGACAAGTGATATATCATTGTAATGACCCACAATAACACCTGATGCAGTTGAAGACATCTCTAATCTATAGTCTTCAATAACTTTTTGTGGTGACGTAGAAGAAGTTCTAATGACTGCAATTTTGGTAAGTGTGTTTATTTTTACAAAAGATCTTCTTTTATTTCTAAAGAGATTTCCCTCTCCAAAAAAATGCGAAACGGTAACACAGGACGAACAAGCTGTGAATACAAACAGCATGGTTAAAATCACTGAAAATCTTGCTACCGCATCTTTAATCATAGGTTCGCCCTCTATATCTAACTACGGGGTGAAATATTAAAAGTCCAATCTATTTACTAATGAATCAAATCATAACATAGGTGGTTTATGGCAAAAAAAATATATGTACTTGATACCAGCGTGTATTTAACAGACTTTAGAGTCTTCTATTCTTATGGAAATAATGACATCGCAATCCCTTTAATCGTATTAGAAGAGATTGACAGACACAAAAAACGACCCAATGGAGTTGGGATTAATGCAAGGCAGACTATTAGAATTTTAGATGGTCTTCGTGAAAAAGGATTACTTCATAAAGGTGTTAGAATAGAAAAAGGAAAAGGTATTGCTTTTTCAGTTTCTCCAAATTTAGATGAGTTGCCAATAGGGTATGATCCATCAATACCCGACCATCAAATTATTGCTTCTGCATTAACCTTAAAAAACGAAAACCCAAATAGAAAGGTTGTTTTAGTAAGTAATGACATCAACTTAAGAATAAAATGTGATGCAATTGGTGTTGCTGCTGAAGATTATTTACCTGAAAATGTCATTGAAAATGGAAACGAATTGTATTCTGGCTTTTCTGATATGCTTGTAGATGATCAAATAATTGATAGAATATATGAAGGAGAAGAGATATATTTAGACGACTTAACCGAGAATAAAGAATTATATTCAAATCAATTTGTTATGATGGTTTCTTCGGCAAATGAAAAGAAAACCGCACTCACAAGATTTATTAATGAACATGAGCCATTTAAAAAAGTGAGAGATCATAAAGCTGGGGAATCATGGGGAATTGGTCCAAAAAATAAAGAACAAAACTTTGCAATGGATCTTCTTTATGATAATGATATTCCTGTTGTATCTTTAATTGGTAAAGCTGGCTCTGGTAAAACATTATGCGCTATTGCTTCTGGATTAGAGCAGGTTATTGGACAAGATCCAAAATATAATAGATTGATTGTTTCAAGACCTGTTATGCCCATGGGTAAAGACATTGGATATCTTCCTGGAACAATGGAAGAGAAAATGGCTGTCTGGTTAGCTCCTGTGCAAGATAACTTAAGGTTTTTATTTGGAAATGATGATCTTATGCTGGAATCTTATATGGAAAAAAGGATCATCGAAGTAGAAGCTCTCACATATATTCGTGGTCGTAGTATTCAAAATGCTTTCATAATAATTGATGAATGTCAAAATTTAACACGTCATGAAGTCAAAACAATCTTGACTCGCGTTGGAGAAGGAAGTAAAATAATTTTAACAGGTGATGTAGAACAAATCGACAATGTTAACCTGAACGAGAACTCTAACGGCTTGGCTTATGTTATTGAAAAACTTAAAGAGTTTGACATTTCAGGTCACATAACTTTCCTTAAGGGAGAAAGATCCAAAGTCGCAACGATATCAGCAAAAGTTTTATGATCAAATTTTTTCCTTGATTTGATCGCAAAAATGTGATATTAATATTATTATATTATTGATATGATAGATTATATTAAAGAATCTAACAAAAAAGCACAAGACAGAAATGAATATATGTTATTCAATGTGCCTGTATATGTTATAAATAAATTTCCTTCTAATATAAAGATTAATAACATATTAGATTCTGTTAAAGATATTATAAATAAAAAATATTTAGATGGATTAGAAACAATATATATTGGTGATTTTAAAGATCTAAATAGAAGAGATATTCAATCAATGTTAAAAGATGATGCTATATGGATCTCTTCTAATAATGTAAAAAATGTAATTACTGAACCTCTTGTAGTTGAAAACATTATTCATGAGATAGCTCATCTTTTAGAAGAAAAATATCAATCACAAATTTATGGTGATGGAAAATTAGAAAGAGAATATAATTCTAAAAAAAATAGGTTATTTCACCTTTTAAAAAATGAAGGATATGATATTGATTTAGAATTATTTTTCTCTGATGATATGTTAAAAGAGTTTGATAATTTTTTATATAAAGTTGTTGGATATGATAAAATATCTTTATTGACTGCTGGATTGTTTCTTTCTCCTTATTCGATAACAACAATAAGAGAATATTTTGCATCTGGCATGTTGGATTATTTAACTAATGATAATAGTTATATAGATGAAATATCGCCAGTTTTATATTCTAAAATTAAACAGATTGAGGAGAAATTAAGTAATGAATATTAATCTTGAAAATGACGGAGACAAAATAATTGTAAAAGTTACTTTATCTCCTTATAGAAACAAAAGAAGGGAACCAACAATTTTAAGAGAAGTATTTGATTGTAGTGCCGCATATAAAGTTTTAAAAGAAAAAGGATATACAGGATATACCCTTCATAAAGAAACATCAGTTCAGAGACTAGATAATAAATTCACTTCTACATCTGGAATATTTGTTTTTACTAAAGAAAAAAAGCAAATTATCAAAAAGAAACAATCAAAAAAAATAAATAACTATAACCTTGACAAGCAAGAAAAAGATGTGATAGAATCAACCGAAAATACGGTTGAAAAATGACTCATATATCATATAGCGAATTCAAAAACTGGGATTTCTGCCCTTTTTATCACAAACTAACTTACATAGACAAAATAAAGATCTTTGAAGGCAATGAATATACTGCCTTTGGGACTTCTTTACATTTGGTCTGTGAAGAGTTAACTAAAGATAAAACAGTTGACTATAAAAAAATTTTTTTAGAATCTTTTTCAGAAGAGATTAATAAGATCCAAGTCCAAGATAGCAGACAAAAGATGGTTGAAGAAATGAAGGAGCAGGGAGTAAATCTTGCTTCTATGGTCATTGAATCTTTGGATGCTACATTTCCTGGTTGGTCTCTTGTTTCTTGCGAAGAACAGCTATATGAAAAAATAGAAGATGAAATTGACTGCAACTTTAAAGGATATGTTGATCTTGTCGTAAAAACTCCAGACGACAAATATCATATCATCGATTGGAAGTCGTGCTCTTGGGGTTGGGATATCAAAAAGAAAACTGACAAGATTATTACTTATCAGCTAACTTACTACAAAAACTTTTTTTCTAAAAAACACAACATTGATCCAAAAAAGATAGAAACTTATTTTGGTCTCCTTAAGCGTACTGCTAAAAAGAATCACGTTGAAATCTTTAGAGTTTCTTCAGGTGAGAAAAAAATAAAAAATGCCTTAAATATTTTAAACAAAGCGGTATATAATATCCATAAAGGAAATCATCCTAAAAATAAGTTAAATTGTGGCAAATGTGAATTTCGTGGAACGGAACATTGCCCATGAGGAATAAATGGATAAAAAGATTAAGATTCTTACATTATCAGATCACCCGCTATCACCATCCGGTGTAGGAACACAAACAAAATATTTTATTACTGGTCTGCTCAACACAGGAAAGTTTCAGGTTTATAGCTTGGGCGGAGCAATTAAACACGCAGACTATAATATAATCAAAACAGAAGAATTTAAAGACGATTGGATTATACAACCAGTAGATGGATATGGAAATCAAGATATGGTTCGCTCTATTTTGAGAAATTGGAAACCAGATGTCTTATGGTTTATGACCGACCCAAGATTTTATGGCTGGCTGTGGGAAATTGAAAACGAAATTCGTTCACTTGTTCCAATGGTTTATTATCATGTTTGGGATAATTTTCCGTATCCTGATTTTAATAAAGTCTGGTATGATTCTAATGATTATATTGCATCTATTTCAAAACTGACCTCTAATATTGTTAGAACCGTATCTCCAACAGTTAATGAGGCTTATGTTCCTCATGCAGTGCCAACAGATATCTTTAACACTATAGATAAAAGTACAGTAAACAATTTTAGAAAACAACAACTGAAAATTGATGATGATAACTTTTTTATTTTTTGGACAAACAGAAACGCAAGAAGAAAACAAAGTGGTTCTTTAATGTTTTGGTTTAAGCAATTTCTTGATAAGCTTGAGGAAAAATATGGACACAGAAACTCCACTTTATTAATGCACACCGAGCCAAATGATCCAAATGGTCAAGATTTATATGCTATTGCCAACAAATTAAATTTGGCTCCTAATAAAAATATACTTTTTTCAAAAGATAAGATTAGCCCACAAGATTTAGCAATGCTCTATAACGCAGCTGACACCTGTATTACAGTTTCTGATGCAGAGGGTTTTGGTCTTTATACATTTGAATCTATGGCTTGCGGAACCCCAATTATTACAACAATGACCGGGGGTCTTCAAGAGCAAGTATCTAATATTGATGAGGTTTCTCATGAAGCTATTGTGAAGAGAAATGATGAGTTTAAAGGAAAAATCATAGAAACTGAAAGAGGAATTGGACTAGAACCTGCCTCAAAAGCGATTATTGGTTCTCAACAAGTTCCATATATCTATGAAGATAGGGTTTCTGATGAACAGGTAGTAAACTCATTGATGAAAATGTATGAGTATGGAAAAGAAAAGAGAGAAGAGCTTGGAGCGAATGGTAGGGAATATGTTTTAGAAAATTATTCTTTTGACCTTTACATTAAAAGATGGGAAGAGATTATGACTGAAGTCCATGAAAAGTTTGGTTCATGGGACACTAGAAAAGGATACAATTCTTGGGAGATGACAGAAGTATGAAAAAGATTTTAGTAAGAGGACCAGCTCTTTCACAAAGCGGATACGGAGAACACACGAGGTTTCTTTTAAGGTCTTTAAGAAGCCAAGAATCATATTTTGATATATATCTTATCAATATTAATTGGGGAAGCACTTCTTGGATCTGGAAAGATGATGAAGAAAGAGCTTGGATTGATTCTTTGTTAGCGAAAACAATCCCCTACGCACAATCAGGAGGTCAATTTGATATTTCTGCCCAAGTCACAATTCCTGGCGAATGGGAAAAATTAGCTCCAGTTAATATCGGTGTAACTGCCGGAATTGAAACAACAAAAATCTCACCACAATGGGTTGAAAAATCTCTACTCATGGATAAGATTGTAGTTGTTTCAGAGCATTCTAAATACGGTTTTGACAATACTGAATATGAAGCAGTTGTAAATAACACTGGTCAAAAATTTATGGCTAGAACAACATGTCCGGTTGAAGTTGTAAATTTTCCTGTAAAAAATATTAAACCTAAAAAATTAAAACTAGACTTGAAGCATGATTTTAATTTTCTTACAGTTGCAACTTGGATTCCACGTAAAAATCTAGAAAATACAATTAAATGGTTTGTAGAGCAATTTAAGGATGAAGAAGTTGGTTTAGTTGTTAAGACATCATTGGCAAAAAACTCAATAAGAGATAGAGAGGCTGCAAAAAATAGATTGAAACAATTGCTTTCTCCATATGAGGATAGAAAATGCAGCGTCCATTTATTGCATGGAGATATGTCAGAAGAAGAAATGTCTGGATTATATAACCATTCAAAGATTAAGTGCCTGGTTAACATTGCTCATGGAGAAGGCTTTGGTTTACCTATGTTTGAGGCTGCTTATAATGGTTTGCCTGTTTTGTCTACAAACTGGGGTGGACAGCTTGACTTTTTATATATGCCCGTTAAACAAAAGAATGGTAAGCCAAAGTTAAAAGCCATGTTTGAAACTGTTTCTTTTGATATAAGACAAGTTCAAAAAGAAGCCGTATGGGATACTGTAATTCAGCCAGATAGCCATTGGGCATTTGCAAGAGAGTGGGATTACAAAAAATCATTAAAGTCAGTTGTAAACAATTATAAGACAGTAAAAGCTCGCTCTACTAAATTAAAGAAATATGTTAACGAAGTATTTTCTGAAGAAAATCAAATGAAGAAGTTTGTAAAAGTTATTGCTGGTCACGATATAGAGCAATTTGAATCTGATGTTGATGAGCTTCTTGAAGGCTTGCTATGAGTTCCTATGTTTTTGTTTCTGACCTATTTTCTGAAGATTATGTCGGTGGAGCAGAACTTACAACAGATGCAATAATAAAAAAATTTTCAAATCAAAGCGACATTATCAAAATTAAATCACATGAGGTTACATTAAATAAAATTGATGAACTTAAAGATCATCATTGGATTATTTGTAATTTTAGTAATTTAAGTGAAAGTAATAAGCTAAACATTTGTAAAAATATTCAATATTCTATTATCGAATATGATTATAAATTTTGTAAGTATCGCTCTATTGAACTTCACAAAATTAAAGAAGGTATAGAGTGCAATTGCAAGGATTTACCTTCTAACAAAATAAATTTAGCTTTTTATGGTCTTGCAAAAAAAATTTGGTTTATGAGTAATACTCAAAGAGAGATATTTTTCAAAAATGTAAAAACTATAAAACAGGAGAAGACAGAAGTCTTAAGTTCAGTTTTTTCAGATGGAGATTTAAGATTTATTAACTCTATTAAAGACAACGAGAAAGACGATAAATACTTGATAGTTAAGTCAAACTCTTGGGTCAAAGGATTTGATTCTTGTTTGAATTATGCAAAAGAAAATAATTTAAAATATGAAGTAGTTCAAAAATTACCATATCACGAGCTTTTGATAAAACTTTCAACTTCAAAAGGACTTATATTTTTGCCAGATGGTGCTGATACGTGCCCGCGCCTTGTTATTGAAGCAAAGTTGTTGGGCTGTGAGTTAATTTTAAATGACCTGGTTCAACATAAAAATGAGGATTGGTTTTCAGATAATCAAGCCTGTTTGGAATATATGAACAACAGAGCTTCTAATTTCTGGAGTTATTATGAATAATAAAGAGACTATAATTGTTATGGGTAATGGACCATCATTAGCTGATGTTGATTTTAAAACTTTAAAAGGTTTTGATACTTTTGGCTTAAATTCGGCTTATCGAGCATATGATAGACTAGATTGGTATCCAACATATCATGGATGTTTCGATTATCGAGTAACTGAAAGTCATAAGTCTAATTTTATTAAGCTTGTAGAAAGCGGAAAAATCAAAAAAGGATTTTATATCTCCCCTATAACTGATTCCCCTAACATGCAACATGTTAATTTGCAACCATTTGGTAAAATAAGCCGTTGGAACTCTAAAAAAGAAGACTTTTCTTCTTTTAGTGATAATGGAAATTCAGGTGCTAATGCATGTTCTGTAGCAGTTTGTTTGGGATATAAAAAAATAATTCTTCTTGGTGTTGATTGCAATTATGTGGAATTTGTTGATGGATGCAAAAAAGATGGACCAGGTGGATTGGTTATGGAAAAAACCCCAGATAAAAACCCTAATTATTGGTTTGACGATTATCAACAAAAGGGCGATGAATATAATGTTCCTGCTGGATTATCTTTTCACATGCCAACGTGGAACATGTTTGCTTATAAGGCAGCCCAAGCAGATATTGAGGTAGTTAATTGTAGTCCAATTTCTAATTTAAAATGTTTCAGAAAGTCTATATTACAGGAGGAAATTTCTTGTGATTAATAAGATATATTCACAGGTGAACAAAAATATATTACTTCATATAATTGTTAGAAACAGTAGAGAAGAGCAAAGAGTTGATGTGTGCCCGGACACTGAATATCTTCAATTAGCCTGCCTTAACATGAATAAAGGTAAGACTTTCCGACCTCATAAACATATATGGAAAAAAGGTGAACCTCAAGTAATTGCACAAGAGTCTTGGGTTGTTTTAGATGGAAAAGTAAAAGTATTTTTGTATGATATAGATGATCAAATAGTTCATGTTGACTATCTGGAAAAAGGAGACGCCTCAATCACATTTCAAGGAGGTCACAATTATAAAATTTTGGAAGACAATACGCAAGTTTATGAATATAAAACAGGACCTTACTATGGTCAAGTTCTAGACAAGGAGTTTATTGAAGATGAAGATTAACATGGGTTATGAAATGAGCTTTGATGTTGTTGAAAAGTTTGAAAATGAAATAGCATCTTTCTTTGGCTCACCCTACGCAGTTGCTGTTGATTGTTGTACGCATGGCATAGAATTAAGTTTAGCCTATACAAAAGCTAAAAAAATATTTGTCCCTAAAAGAACTTACATATCTATTCCTTTTTTGTCAAAAAAAATGAATTTAGAAATGGAATGGAAAGATGAAAGTTGGCAAGATTACTATTATTTGACGAATAAAGTAATAGATGCAGCTGTCTTATGGCAAAAAAATTCTTATATTAAGGGAACCTTGATGAGCGTTAGTTTCCAATTCAGAAAACATTTAAGCTTGGGCAGGGGTGGCATTATTTTAACCGATAGTGAAGACACATTTTTAAGTTTAAAAAAGATGTCATATGATGGTAGAATACCAAATGTACCTTGGAGAGAACAAGATATAGAAACATTCGGCTATCATTATTACATGACACCAGAAACTGCTCAATTGGGTTTAGATAAACTACCAAAAGCAATTACATCAGAGCCAAGAAAGTGGATGATAAATGACTGGCCAGATTTAACCAATATGAAAATATTTAAGGGGAATTTTTAATGAAAAAAGCGCTTATTACTGGTATTGCCGGTCAGGATGGCAGCTATCTAACTGAACTTTTGACCTCAAAAGGGTATGAGGTACATGGTATTGTACGACGACATTCTGTGGCAGAAAACCAAAATTACAGGCTTGATAAGCTTAATAATTTAGATAACGTAAAAACACATTATGGAGATTTACTAGACTATCCTTCACTTGTAAAAATAGTTTCCGAAGTTCAACCAGATGAAATCTATAATCTTGGTGCAATGAGCCATGTTCGCATCAGCTTTGACATGCCCTCCTTTACAATCCAGACAAACGCTCTTGGTGTTCTTCATATGTTAGAAGTTTATCGAACTATTTGCCCTTCGTCTAAATTCTATCAAGCTAGTTCATCTGAAATGTTTGGAAACTCTGTAGACGATGATGGTATTCAAAGATTAACAACTCCAATGAATCCAGTTAGTCCTTACGGATGTGCAAAGGTAATGGGATACAACTTGGTTCGACATTATCGTCATGCATATAAGCTTCATGCCTGTAATGGAATTTTGTTTAATCATGAGTCTCCACGAAGAGGTTCAAATTTTGTAACAAATAAGGTTGTAAAAGGAGCTGTAGCAATCAAAAAGGGTCTTCAAGAAAAATTAGAACTTGGAAATATGGACTCTTATAGAGACTGGGGTCACTCTAAAGACTATGTTCGTGCAATGCACATGATTCTTAATCATGATGTAGCAGATGAATTTATAGTTGCAACTGGAGAAACACACTCTGTTAGAGATTTATGTGAGGTAGTTTTTAGCAAGTTGGGAATGAATTACGAAGATTACATTGTTCAAAATCCAAAATATATGAGACCTGAAGAGTTAAAATACCTAAAGGGAGACTCTTCTAAAGCTCGTGAAATATTGGGATGGACACCTGAATACACATTTGAATCTATGCTTGAAGAAATGATTGAAAGATGGGAAAAAGAATTATGAAAAAGTTCTGTGTATTGCAAGTAACTCCCTCAACTCCAAATCAAGAACACGTAAAATATTTTTCTAAAAATCCTGATTGTGATTTTTATTTTGTTACGCATGATGAACAACACGAAGAAGCTTTAGATTTTTGTCCACAGACAACCTGGACAGACACCAGGAACATTTTAGCTGCTAAAGTTCCAAAAAACTATGAATACTATGCATTTGTAGATTATGATTACAATTTTAGACCCCTAGGAAATTTAAATCCTAGAGATCAAATACTAGAAGATCTAAATGAGTATAATCCAGCAGTATTAACATATTATCCTGGGAACGGGCTGATTACTCCGTATGCTAAAAATATTGAATATCGTGACAGTAGAGAAAGCTCTATTATCCCTTTTAGTCATTGTGGCATGAAGGTTGTCCATCACAGTTTATTAAATTGGTTTTTTCCCATGATTACAAAATTTGGAGGAGGTGTTGAAGCCTGTCATCTTTTTAATATTTTAGAAATACCATTTTTGAGATATGTTGTGTGTAGCCACAAAATGGTTTATGACAATGGGAATACCGATTTTGAAGCCCCCCATAATCAAGATGGAGCTTGGAATGATTATCGAATGAACGAGATGTGGAAATGGATAAGACCTGCGTTTAAACGAATTGATATTATTGATAAACATTCACCCAATGAAAAAAAGAAATATAATTCTATGTTGATTAAGGAAGTTTTTCAAAATATAGCAAAAAATGGAAAAATACCTGTCAATAAAAATAAAGAAATTACAAATTTCTTTGATAAATCAAAAATAGAAAAGTTCTTTGATTTACAACATGAACATTTTGATAGTATTGATGTTGATATATGTCAGCAACTATCTGATGTTTCTAGTGAAGATTTTGATAAAGTCGATAAAGTTTTATTAAAGGTTTCATTTAAAGATCTAATAACAAATACCAACCCTTGGATCGATATAGCAAAAGAAGTTAATAAAAATATAAAAACAAGTAAAAAGTTAACAACATCAGAATGCGTTGCGCGTTATCAAAAAATAAACAATAACTCTCTTTTTTACAAATCTTGTAATACTGATCAAGGACTTAAAGAGTATTTGAGCGGCAAAAAGGTGGCTTTTGTAGGTCCCTCCCCTTATTTGAATGGACAAAACAAAGGAAGAGAGATTGACTCATACGATATTGTTGTCAGGATTCAGCATGATATATTAAACGTGGATGATTACGGAAGTCGCTCTGATATAATTCAAAGTTGTTTAAACTCAAATTACGGTCCTCCATTGGTAAATCACTTAAAAAATGTTAGTGAAGATAAAAAACCTAAATTTGTTATTTGTAATGATACTGCCAGTGAATTAAAAGATAATGGTCAATGGGCGTTTGTGGATGAAGTGTATGAACCAATCTTTGAAGAGATGAATATTCCACTAATTCACTTAAAAAATAAAGATGGAACTTGGGATAGGTGGGCACTTTATTGGGAAATTTATGCCAAACAACATATTGAAAAGTTTGCAAAAGGCTCTTATACCACTTATTCAGCAAATTTTAATTCTGGATATGGTGCTTTAAACGTACTGATGTCTTATCCTCTTGATGAATTGGCTGTATTTGGGGTAGATTTTTACAATACAGGTATACCTCAAACAAATGAGCAAAAATACAATCAGGCTTATATAAATACTTATGGAAATGAAGGTCGGCATTTAGGACCAGACAAAATTTTACATGATCAAATATCTCAAATAATGCACTGTAAAAATGTTTTATTAAAAGATAAAAGATTTAAATTAGATCAGACAATATATGATAAAATAATGGATGACGATATGGAAAAAAGAATAGATAAATTTATTCAACTTCCTAAATTTAAAAACGAAACACGATGATTGTATTTGTACCAATTAAGCACAATTCTCAAAGAGTCCCAAGAAAAAATTTTCGCATTTTTGATGGTGCTCCTCTTTTTAAAAGAACTTTGATAAAATATAAAAAACATGATGTTTTTGTAGATACTGATAGCGAAGAACTAAAATCTTTAATAAAAACTGATGACGATTTAAGAAATGTCAACATTATTGAAAGAAAAGAGCATCTAAAAGGTGACAAGGTGTCTGTTTGTGATTTAATAAAAAGTTTTATTATAGATTTTTCAATAAATTGCCCCATTGTACAAACTCATGTTACAAGCCCTTTTTTAAGTGAGAAGACAGTAAAATTAGCTAGTGATTATTTAACTGAATATGATTCTGTGGTTTCATGTAATCAATTAAACTCTAGGTTGTGGAGAAAAGAAAAGTATGGATATTGTCCGGTAAATCATAATCCAGTTAAGATGGAACAAACGCAGGATTTGCCTCCTTATTATGAAGAAAATTCAGCGTTTTATATTTTTAAGCCTGAAGTTATTATAAATCTTAATAGTCGTATAGGGACTAATCCGTTTTTCTATCCAATTGATAAAATAGAGAGTGTTGATATCGATAATGAAGATGATTGGAACTTTGCAATCAATTTAAAAAAATGAGGAAAAAATGAATATAGAAGTATACCATAACAAATGTAAAAACGAAAGCCTTTCAGAGAAGTCGAGAAATATTCGCATAGAAGAATTTAGACAAACATCTAAAAGATTCATTGAAACTAACTTCTTCCCAGAGAATATGCTGTCTTACTTTATAAAAACAGTGACAAAAATAAATAATAGATTACAAGGTAAAAGAAACATTTGTTTTTTTGACATTGGAACTGCCGAAGGTGTTTATGCCATTTCAGTTATGCAAAAAACGAAAAAAGCCAACATTGTGTGTTTTGAACCCGAAGAGCCAAGAAAAGTAGTGTTGTTAGAAAACATAAACAAGTGCTATGAAAAACTTCCCGACTCTACAGATGACACTGAATATAATATTGATATATATGAAAATATTGTTAGTGACGGTGCTAATAGTACAGAAAAATTAAGACATTATGAATGTTTATCCTCCGGCGGCGGCGCAGGAAGCAGTACAATAGTTAAAGTAGATCGACCAAATAGAAAATCAATTGATGTTGAATATGATGCTTTAAAATTAGATGACTTTGTAGATAAATTTGATTATGTAGATTTGGTTAAAATTGATGTTGAGGGTGCAGAATGCAAGGTTATAAAAGGTGCGCCTTCTTTCATAGAGAAGTTTAAGCCATGTATTTTTTTAGAAGTTCATACGGGAGCAAATTACGGCTCTGTCTCCATTGAAGATATTAAAAAAATAATTAAAAGCGACTATGTTTACACTCTGATTGATTCTCATGTTGGATTAGAATATTATCTATTGACTCCTAAAAAAAAGGATGAATAGTGTTGAAAAATTTAAAAATATTTATAGTAACTTATAGAAGAACTGGCATTTTAAATAAAACTTTAGATATTCTTTTTAATAAAACAGATTTTATATCTATACCAAACACCGAGGTAAACATAATTAACAATCATTCTGAATTTTTTCTTGAAGAGGAATTTAAAGACAAAGTTAATGTTATCCACAATAATACTAGACCCGATTGGGATACAGGAAATCTAGCTCGTAACTGGAATGAGGCATTATTGCACGGATTCAAGGATCTGAACAACCCAGACTCTAAAATTGTAGTTACCATGCAAAATGATATTGTTTTGCACCCCAATTGGGCTACTAATTTATTAAAAATGCATAAAAATTATAATTTTGTCACTGGTCAACTAGGAGACAACATAATCAGTTATCGACCTGAAGCTGTTAAAAAAATTGGTATGTGGGATGAAAGGTTTCTGACTCCTGCTAATAAAGAGGCTGATTATTATATTCGTGCTCTTATTTGCAACAAAAAACATTCTTTAATAAACGATAAAATTCATGGTAGACTATTGAATGAACAAGATGCGTTACCACTTGATACTTCCAACTATCAAGGAGGAGAGCCAGAGTGGAGAAAGATAAAAAGTAACGATGTCTCAAAAGAAGGTTGGTATCACACTTCTCAAATATTCTATTGGAAATGGAAAGATACATGGAAAGAGCAGCCAAAATACTATGGTTGGTTAACCAAATGGTCTAAAGATTTTATTGAAAATCCTCCATCGTTACCAAAAGAACCCAACTTTGTTCAATATTATTATTTTGAAAAAGATATAGAACTAAAAGATAAAAATTATGTAGGATGGCGCAAAGGTGATTTATGGCTAGATGCCAATAAAGAGCTTGATATTGATGTTCATCCATTTATGCCAAATAGGAGATTTAGAGATTGATTAAACTTATTATATTTGATTTGGATGGTGTTCTAGTGGATGCTAGAGAATTACACTATAATGCACTTAATGAAGCTTTAGCTGACATTGATCCTCAATATGTTATTGAAAGACAGGAGCATCTTTCCACATATGATGGTCTATCTACTTCTAAAAAATTGTCCATGTTAACAAATTCTAAAGGTCTACCAGAAAAATTGCACAACTCTGTATGGAAGCTTAAACAAGAGAAAACTCTTAAAATCATTAACGAGTTTGAAAAGGACGAAAGAATCTCTAAAGTCTTAAAAAAGTTTAAATCTGAAGGATATAAAGTAGCTTGTGCAACAAATTCTATTAGAGATACAGCCAAATTACAGTTAATCAGAAGAGGGTTTTTTGAACATATTGATTTTCTTTTTTCTAATCAAGATGTCACAAAACCTAAACCCGATACTGAAATATACTTGCGATGTATGTTAAAAGCTGGTGTGGGACCTCATGAAACAGTTATTGTAGAAGATTCTCATATTGGCAGAAAAGGCGCTATCAATTCAGGCGCTCATCTTTGTGCAGTAAAAAACAGCAGTGATGTAACTTATGATAAAATAGCTAACACCATTTCTAAAGCAAATGGAAAAGACTCTTTAAGACCTAAATGGCAAGGAGGAAAAATGAATGTTTTAATTCCTATGGCAGGCGCTGGATCTCGTTTTGCCAAAGCGGGATATACATTTCCAAAGCCCCTAATTGAGGTGAATGGAAAACCAATGATTCAATTAGTAGTAGAAAATTTAAACATCGACGCTCGTCATATTTTTGTGGTTCAGAAATCTCATTATGAAAAATACAATCTGAAGCATCTTTTAAATCTGATCTCTCCAGGTTGTAAAATTGTTCAAGTAGATGGAATGACTGAAGGTGCAGCATGTACAACACTCTTGGCAAAAGAATTTATTGATAATGATGAACCTTTAGTATTTGCAAATTCTGATCAATTTTTAGATTGGGATAGTAATGAATTTATGTATTCTATGGAAGCAGACGGTGTTGATGGAGGAATTTTATCTTTTACTGCCACCCACCCAAAGTGGAGTTTTGCTAAATTAGATGAAGATGGTTTTGTGTCTGAAGTTGCAGAAAAAAAACCAATTAGTGATATTGCAACAACTGGAATCTATTATTGGAAACACGGTTCTGATTATGTAAAATATGCAGAACAAATGATAGAAAAGAATGTTAGGTTTAATAACGAGTTTTATGTCTGTCCAGTGTTCAATGAAGCCATAGGTGCAGGCAAAAAAATCAAAACTTTCCACATTGATGGAATGTGGGGGTTGGGAACCCCTGAAGATTTAGAAAACTATTATAAATTTTACGGGAAATAGTATGAAACTTAAAGAACTTGAAATAGTTGATATCTCTCAAGCCCTCTATGATAGCTTTAATGGCTTTATTTTAAGCCCCGATACAAAAGTTTTTGGCAAACTTTTAGCACGATCTTTGTTGGTCAATCAAATTAAAGACATTCCAGGAGACATCGTAGAGTGTGGCGTTTTTAAGGGCACCGGCTTGTTTACTTTTCTAAAGTTGAAAAGGTATTTGTGTCCAAATTCAGGTAAAAAGGTTGTTGGTTTTGATTTTTTTAATTCCGACAAGCTTATTGAGAGTTTGGCTGGCATCGATAAAGAGGCTATGAAAACCTTGTTTGAGCAAAGAAATTATAAACATGGCAGCAGTCACGTAGAGGCATTTAATGATTTTATAAAAAAAAACGGATTTGAGGATCATGAATTTGAATTAGTACCAGGCGACATAACTCAAAGTGCGTATGAATATGCTGCAAGTCGTCCTGGTTTTAGAATTTCTTTATTGTATATTGATTTGGATTTAGATGTACCTACTTATGAGACATTAAACGCTTTATGGGATCGAGTTTCTAAAGGTGGAATTATAGTTTTTGACGAATACGGTTTTCATAAGTGGTCTGAAGCTTCTGGGGCTGATCGTTTTTTTCAAGACAAAGATGTAGAAATAAAATCATTAAATTATATTTGTCCAACAGCATATGTGGTGAAAAAATGATCTTAATATCTCATCGTGGAAACCTTAATGGTAGAATTCCCGATAAAGAAAACTCACCTTCTTATATTGAGTCTGCTATTCAAAAAGGTTTTGACGTTGAAATAGATGTGTGGTATAGTAATGGAAATTGGTTTTTAGGTCATGATGAACCTCAATACCCTATTAACATAAATTTTTTAAAAAACTCTAAATTATGGTGTCATGCTAAAAATATTGATGCACTAAAACATATGTTAAAAAACAATATACATTGCTTTTGGCACCAAGAAGATGAGCACACACTCACGAGTAATGGTTGGATATGGGCATATCCAGGAAGTAAATTAACAGAAATTTCTATTGCGGTAATGCCGAAAAACAAAATAACAGAAAATTGTGCTGGGGTGTGTTGTGATTATATACAGGAATATAAAAAATGAAATTAGCGTGGCAGCAAATACCTCACTATACTATATCTGAAATCTTTTGCACTTCAGAATTTGACGGAATAGTTCTAGATACAGAGCACGGGTGCTTTAATAACGAGTCCCTTTACATGTGTATTCAAACAATTACATTAAAAAATAAGAAGTGCTTTGTGAGACTTACCGAAGTTAATAAAACAATGATTAGATATTGTTTAGACGCAGGTGTTGATGGTTTAATTTTTTCAACAGTTGAGTCTGTAGAGCAAAGCGAAAATATTCATAATTATTGTAATTTTCCTACTCAAGGTGGAACACGAGGGTTAGGCTTGGTAAGGGCAAATTCTTGGGGAAAAAACCCTAATTTAATAGGAAAAAAGCCTCTACTGGTCGCTCAAATAGAAAGTGAGAAGGGGGTTTCTAATTTAAAAGATATAGCAAAATTTAATTTTGATTATTATCTTATTGGACCTTACGATTTATCAATGAGCATGAAAATACCACATCAGTTTGATGATGAAAAATTTATGTTGAAAATCAAGAATATACATGATATTATAGGTGAAGAAAAATTAGGTATCCATATACCAAGTGAAATTGATGGACAAATAAATAAATATAAAAATTTTGGCTTATTAGCCCTTGGTATGGATACAACAATGCTAATTGATAGTCTTAAAAAACTGGAGAAATATTAAATGCTTGATATAGAAAACTTATCTAATAAATTTTTTGAAATTGTTGAATCTGAAGAGTGGAGACAGCTTCAAGAAAAATACAATATGTGTGATGATATTTATGTGCTTGGTCATGGTGGTAATATGGGTGTTGCTGATCATACTGCTGTAGATATGACGCGCCTTTCAAATGGAACTAAAAACGCCATGTGTCCTGGTAGTTGTGTTGTTGCAACATCTCTTATCAATGATACTGATTTTGATCAATGGATGGTGGCTTGGCTAAAACAAAGAACATCCACAAGAACAAAAGAACAAATGTCAAAATCATTAGTTTATGGTATTTCTTCATCTGGAAGATCAAAAGATGTCAATAAGGCTCTCCAGTGGGCGTCTGATAATGGTATGCAAGTATCTTTAGTGACTGCGGTTCCGATTGTCGAAGAAATTAAAAATTTGTCACAAGTTGTTCTTGGTGTAGAATATTACCATACAGCAGAATGTTTAAGTTTGCTTTTGCAATATCAACTAACACATGGCTCTGGAAAAGAATGTCCGCCCATTGGAAAGAACACACCAGGAGATCTTGAAAAACTAAATTGGAATAAAGGAATTAGAGAACATTCTTATCCTGACGAAGAAATTAACATTGGCGTAGATTTTGATGGCGTTATTCATAAGTGCTCAAAGGGATATCATGACGGGACAATTTATGATGATCCTGTAGAAGGTGTCCATGATGCTTTAAAAGAGCTTTCTTCTAAATTTAATATCGTGGTATATACCTGCAAAGCAAAACCAGATCGTGGTTTGGTTAATGGAAAATCAGGTACGCAATTGGTTTGGGAATGGCTAGAAAAACATAACTTGAAACAGTATGTTAATAAAGTAACTGCTGAAAAGCCAAGAGCAAAGTTTTATATTGATGATAAAGCTATCAGCTTTACAAGCTGGGAAGAAACTCTGTCAGCTTTAAATAAGGGAGAATAAGATATGGAAATTAGTTCTAAATATAAATTATCAAATCAGGCAGTGGGAGCTATTATGTTGGCTCTACAAAAAGGAATTCTTGAACAAACAGACATTACACATATTTTAAAAGATTTTGAAATTTTAAATTCTGTTGATGGATTGATTGTAAATAATCCTCCTACCATTTCCTTACAAGAGGAAAACAATAAAGAAGTTGTGACCCCAAAGAAGAGAAAAAAGCGAACTACAAAAAAGAAGACAACAAAAAAGCGAACCACTGCAAAAAACACAAACGAAGATGCCTAAATACACTTATTACTGCAACAAATGTAAAATATCATATATAATATCTCATAGATTAAATGAGATACATGATGTTTGCAATAGTTGTGGAAGTGACAAATGCTTAAATAAAATTCCAGCTTCATTCAACTACTCAAAAAAAGTTGAAAAAGAAAGTGCAGTTGGAACATTAGTCAAAGAAACAATAGAGGAATCGAAAAAGGATATCGAAGAAGCAAAACAAAGTTTAAAAAACAGAAAGCATGAACATTGATTTATTACATATTATTTTAAGCTTAATTGCTTTATTGTTTATTGGAATTTCTGCGGTATTATATTATTACGTTCGCACAAAAATAATCCCAATAATTGTTTCCTCTGAAGAGTCGGCAGAACTCTTCACTAGATTGCAAACATACGCAAGTCATCTCAATACCGTATATGAGTTGCCAACTTTTTATGGTGACGAAACCCTACAATCCCTATTAGACCATACAAAGGATTTTTATAACTTTCTCGGTAGATACGAAAACATATATTCTTTTACTCAACCAGATTTAATAGAAGTTCTTAACAAGGTTGATGAAGAATATGACAAAGAAGAAGCGGAAAAAGAAGAGTAATCAGTACTTTACTCAAGTGCATGAAGATGCAATACTTGAATACATCTCTTGCAACAATAACAAGAGAAAAAATGATCTCTATCAAAACACGATTAGACCTGTATTTGTTGAGATGATCAACAAAATAGTTTTTACTTACAAGTTTGGTAGCTTACCAAATATTGATGCCCTAAAAGAAGAGTGCGAGATTCACCTTATAACAATACTTTCCAACTTTGATGAGAGCAAAGGCTCTAAAGCCTTCTCTTATTTCAGTGTTGTTACAAAAAACTGGTTTATTGCTCGCGTCAAGAAGAACGCTATCCAAATGAAAAGGGAAGCAAAATATGACGAAATATCAAAGAAAGTAGAGATAGAATACCTTGCTACCTTTAATGATTACGAAGAAGAGAGAAACAAAGACGAATTTATGTCTGGTTTTCTATCCGAAGTTCATAATTGGGAAAACAAGTTTACATTAAAAGAAAACGAAAAAAAGATCCTTGAGGCAATAAAGATACTGTTTAGGGACGCCGAAGACATCGAAATTTTTAATAAAAAAGCTATTTATCTTTATATAAGGGAAATGACAAACCTGAATACAAAACAGATTTTAAACAACCTGAAAAGGTTTAGGGGCGAGTATTCTTCTTATAAAAAGAAGTGGAACGAATGAAAAAGCAAGACTTTACAGAATTAACATCTGAAGCAATAAACAATATTAGAGAAGATCGAGAGCAAACAAAAGAACTCCTCCAGGATCTAATCAAATATTTGTCTGGTGCTGACGAACGTCATAAAGAGGTTGGAATAACCGCTGCAAAATACATGGAAACATTACAACGCTCAAATGAGCAATTGGTGAAGATTGCCTCTTTAAAGCAGAAAAACGAGGTTGGGGACACTTCTTTGTCAGAGCAGGAACGCGCAGAAATTTTTGACCAACTAAATAAAGAATAGTCATGGCTACGGATAAAGAAAAAGCGGAAAGGGTTGCAAGGATTAAACGTGAGGGAGACTACAAAATACAGTCTTCTACTACTTCTCAATTCCCTGAAGAAAAGCTTGAAACTCAAGATCAGTTTCTTGACAGGCTTTACCGCATGGCTTTAGACAGTTATAAGCCGCAAAACAATATTATAAATGAAGAAGTTGTGGGAATGTGTATGTCTGTTGATAGAGATGTACCACCACAACCTGATAGCAAAACGGACAAAATTAATCAAGTTTCCAACAATCCAAAAGATACAACAACATATTTTAGAGTTTATGTGCCAGGTATTGATGAGGCTTTTGCAGTTCCAGAAAATATTATAAATCCAGACGCAGAAGCGCGAGCCTTAATAGATCAGCTTTATTTATATGAACCAGACTCTACATCACTTCAAGTAATACCAAAACCAGGTGATTGGGTAACTGTTATTCACCCTCATTCTAAAGGGTACTTAAATAAAGTCGGTCAATTTAGAAATATTGCTGCGGAAGGTGGCACTCCACCCGCAAAAACATCTGCAAAAAAGAAAACAGAAGAAGCAGGCAGAACTAAAAGAGCCAAAGCAGTTCCATCAAATATCCCAGAGAAGTCAGAATGTGAACAAGATCCAAAGGGCGATTCGTGTGCATACGATCCAAGAGGAAAACTTTTGGGCAAAATTGAAACTTCAAAAATTACAACGCCCAATATAAAAAACGATAAAGAAAAAATAATGAGAACAGACGCAGCAGAAGCTTATGAGAGAATGAGAACAGCTGCAAAAACCCAAGGTGTGGATTTAAAAGCCAACAGTGCTTTTCGTACTTACAAAAAGCAAGAAAAACTTTGGAAGGGGTGGAGTCAAAAAAAACCAGGATTTAATCCTGCTGCAAAACCGGGAAATAGCTATCATCAGTCTGGTATTGCTGTGGATATACAAACAGGCGGAGTCAAACAGCCAAAAAAGATTCAAAATGTCTCGCGTCTGCGTTACCCTGGAGTGACTAATGTTTATAAATGGTTAGCTAAAAATGCTGCTGAATATGGTTTTGTTAGAACAGTCGCATCTGAACCTTGGCATTGGGTTTATTTCGGTCCAGAAGAAGCTAAAAAACGACGACCTGTGTATCAATAAGGGGCTTATATGAGTTTTAAAAAAGCTAAAGATAATAAAGGATTAAATGAACAGAACAGAGTAGCTGAAGATGCTTTATCTAAAGAGCAAAAGGCTATCATCAGTGGCGTTAATTGTGGTATTGCGAAACAAGCTCTTATAGAAAGAAATTTAGGAGAATGCGAAAAAGAAATCCACAATCGAGAAAAATATCAAAATTCATCTATTGTGTTTGGTAGAGACAGACCCCGCGCAATAAGCTCTGGATACGGCGGTCGTGGAGATACGCAGTCCGACATGATTGATATAGTTGTAGGTGTCCAGGGATGGAAACTTCATAGGGAAATGAGTGATAAAACAGCAGATGATCAACTCCCAATGTTTTATGAACCTGATTTTGCTCTTGATGCAGCGAGAATTTATATATCTCAAAAGACAGACGTTGATGAAAATTTTGTTTTAGCTCCTGGTAGTCAAGGAAGCCCAGGTTTAGAAGGTGTAAAAAGGCAGCCAAGATCTGCTATTGCACTTAAAGCCGACGACATAAGAATTGTCGCAAGACAAGGAATAAAGCTTGTGACCGGAACAGATAGTAAAAATTCTCAAGGAGGAAAAATTTTTGGCTTTGGTGGAATTGATTTAATTGCAGGTAATGATGCATCTGGGGTTCAACCTCTTGTAAGGGGAGATAATTTGGTAGAGTGTTTAAGAAAGATTCTTAAAATGATACAAGAATTAAAAGGGGCTGTAGAAGCTTTCAGAAATAATCAATCAATATTTAACGCTGCTATACAATCCCACACACATGTCTCTCCTTTCCAAGGTCAACAGGTTCTCACAAGTTTACCAGCAATGCAAGCAGGCTTTAACAATCAAATAAAGGATATGACTAACGTTTTTGAGTCAGTAAAAAACATAACTAAAAATTTAGAAAATATGGAGAAAAACCATTTAAGTAAAGCAGGAGATAGTTATATAAACAGTAGATTTAATAACACCAATTAAATTATGGCAAGTGAAATAGATCCTAAAAAAGCACCATCATTAATAACAAAAGATTGGACCACAAACGACAACAAGAGTGAGCCATTCTATCTTCAATCTGAAGCTAAAACAGTTAATGCTGAAGAGCTTCAACTAAAAGATAGATATGCAGTTACTGTTGTTACAAAATATAAATCTGCTGGCAAAACTCGCAAAGACTTATCCACAAGAATGTCAGAGCAAAAACAAGTTGCTCTTGATAGAATATTAAAATATTATGATAAGTTTGCTGAAAACAAAGAATCAATAGATGTAATCGCTGAAGAATGGGATATAAACGAAAGACCCAATTCAAGACTTAAAGTTTTATTATCGGTTCCCACTGATCAAATTGACCCGCTACCTTCATCAGCAGAAGGGACAGCTGGTCTTCAAAAGGCAGCTTTTAATAAAGAGATTAATGAGCGTCAGTTAAAGCCGAAGATAAACAACTTAAAAAATCTTTTAAATTTCTATGATGCAGAAACAAGAAAGCTTTATGGAAGAATCCCAAGAGTCAATTTTGCTGCACAAGCACAAAAATTAGATAAAATATATCCGGCACTTAAGGTGTTGGCAGAAGAAAACGATGTCACCAGTATGACCAATCTTGATTTTATACTTGGTATGGATTCTGCTTATAAGATGCAGTACGTTATATCCAAAGAGGGCAAGTGCTTAAAGCCATTTGATAAAGGATTTTCTACATTTAGATCTTCTGCGGGATTTGCAGATCCAAGAACGAATTATTTTTTGTATAATATAGATGAACTTAATAAAGTTTGGGTAAGCAAATCTAAATTAGGCATTCAAGAATTTGTTGAAAGTTATGTTTTAAATCCTCCTAAAGTGGACTTTAGCTCTCTTAAGATGTTTAGTCCACCTAAATCTGAAGCTCTTGCTGATGCTCAAAATAAAGCAAATGAAACTACCTCAAAAACAGGAGCCGAAAAAGCAGAAGTTGCCGTTTCATTATTCCAAACCCGTGAGGAGGCTGCTGAAATATTAGAATCTGCATCAGATTTTGTCGGCGACCAAATAATTGGAAACTTAAGAGGTCTTGCAAATGTAACGAGAGATTTAGACGATCTATATGATCAGGTCTTAAATAAGGTTCCAATTAAGGGAATTATCGAATCTGCACTTGAATGTTTGGGTTTTAGAGGGCAGGACTTTTTAGGTCCAGCACAGCAATTTTTGGATGAAGCTGCAAATCTTGCATCTGAAATAAAATTAGGTGTTTTTGATATCCCAACAATTTATTTGAGAGATGACTTTCCTGTTGTTGATTATCTTAAGCAGTGGGGTCTTGCTATTTCAAGAGCCGTTGTTTCTGCTTTGGTTAGCGTTCTTTTTGATCTTGTAATAGAATTGATAAAAATGCTTCTTGATTTCTGCAAAGAGTGTGCTCTGGAAGGTCAAGGTAAAGCAAGATTTGATAATTTTAACTTTGGTGGATTGAGTGCTAATGCCGTCCTCGGAACAGGATTAGAGTCGTTTCTTTCAACTACTATTGGTAACATCCAAAATGCTTCTATCGCCTTACCCGGTGGTGTAAGAACTTCGATCAGTGAAGAGCAACAAAAACTCGCAGCACAAACAGAAAGATTTGCACAAAATCGTATTCTCACTCCTGGGCAAATAGATCCAAACCAAAGTCCGGCAGAGCAACAAAATATGATAAGGAAAGCAGAAGAGACAAAGCAACAAATGACTGATTTTCTTGCTGCCTCTTCCGCTGTATTAACTCCAGGTGAAATGGGTAATATGATGCTTGGCTGCGGAGTTAATCGAGATGCAGTTAACACTATTAGAAACTTGGCAGGAAACTATCCCGCAATCCAATCACAATATCAAACAGACGATGATATTTTAGAACTATTTGAAGATTTAGGTAAGATCGCTGGTTACTCAAATGTCCTTGAGGAAGTGACAAAAGTCACAGACAATCTTCCAGAAGAATATAAGTGTTTGTGTGATCCAGATGACACAACATTAAGACAACAGCTTTTACAAAACAAAGATATGAGTCCAGAACTCATCAAAGAGCAAATTGATTCATCTCGCCAAAGAGCTAAAAAAAGATTGGAAGATCTAAATAACCTTCTTCAAAAAGATAATGTTTTAGATGATTCTCTTCCTCCATTTGAATGTTCCATAGATGAAAACGGAAACATTGTCCCTGGAATAGTTCCGAATAGAAATCCATATATTGATTTTGTTTTAGATACAAAATTAAACGCTTTGTATGATCCTGTCGCATCTCAATTCAATAAAGATGTAAGTAATTATGTTCCTGCAACTGCACAATCAACTACAGTAGACGAGGTAGTTCCTCGTACCATTGAGAGAACAATTAATGGAAAGAAAAAAATTCTTTTCAACCCTGATTTTCTTGATTTGGTTGGAAATGGAACTGTCGCATTCGGAGCACTACCTCCCGGTGCGGTTAATGCAGACGGAAACAGAATGAACAACTTGACATACCAAGGAGGTACAACTCTTAAGGATAGTTTTACATCTGTTCACTGGTTGGGTGATGATGTCGGAATTAGTCAAGAATATGGTGTTTCTATAGATGCAAACGATGATGATGATGTTGATAAGCGTTCTATAGGCATGACTCAACCATATCCCGAGTCTGAAAGGTTGTATGAGCTGGCAAACACAAACAATAGATTTTACCAAAACGCAGATCGCACAGCCATTGGAGGAAGAAACGATCCTGGTGGCTTCTACACAAAAACTTTTGGATTCTCTCCAGTTCCAATCTTAAGAAAAAAGAAAGGACCAGAAGCCTTTGCACCCGGTTTTCAAGAAGTCTATAGAACGTTTTGTTTTGGAGATCGACCAGGACAACCGGCAAGAAAAATTCAAATTTCCCAAGAGCAGAATTTTCAAAATTTCAAATTTGAAGTGCCAAATAATGTCTTCTCAAATCTTGGAGTTGACATCAGCGTTCTCGCAGGATCTGTCGCTTCAGAATACTCTTCCCCAACAGGTGACAGCTCTCAAGCAGGTTTAGGATCGGAATCATCAATATATGACCTTTTAAAGAAAGTCGATGAGATGGGTCTAAACTTAAATTATGTTGTCCCTTACAAATGGACCGAAGGTAAAGAAGAATATATATTCACCATAACTGTTGATAATCCTACAAACATTGAGGAGACAGCAGGAGGCATCCCACCTGTCCTTTTAACAGCTCAAGCGGAAAGTTTTGACATAAACGAAAAAGCAGTTAAAAGTTATGAAGAAAGAAGCCTTTTGCCTCTTGATACCTCCGCTGACATACAAAGTGCGGATAATAGAACACCTCAAGACAGGATGTTTGCAAACTTAATTGAAGATTCTTTGAGGAATGGTCCAACCATATTCTCTGCTTTAGAGAAAGTTACGAATAAAGAAGATTACCTGTCAGGACTACCATTTAATCTTGGATTTACAACCCCTGGTGCAACAGTCGGTGTTTTAGGAACAGAAGAGGTTATTAAAAATGAACTCTATACAAAACATGCTTATAACGAAATATGGAAAGATATATTTTGCAGCTTCACAAATCAGATTGGTTCGGAAAGCAATCCGTATTTTAATTTAGAGAGCCTGCAAGATCTTGATTTGGCTCCTGCTAAATTAGCAGATCAGGAATGTCCTCCACACTTATTGGACATTGATGCTCTAAAGAATAGAATAAGGGAAGAATATCAAGCAATTGAATGTTTGGAAGCTTCATTTCCAAATGTATCAGGGATTGGTTCATCTTCAAATAGTCCCTTCCAGAAATCCAATTTAGGTGGCGTAATTTTGCTTCTTTTAAGAACATATATCACAGAAATGTTCTTGAAGTGTCTTCACATCTTCTATTGGTTTAAGTACAAAAAACCAGAAGATGTTGATAATTTAATGGTGCTTTATGTCTCCCGGTTTATAACGTACAAAATCGAACAAGAAGGGTTTATTACAGAGTTTGAAAAAGAAATCATTGACCTTTACGAAAGAAATGTTTCTTTATTTGAAGTGCAAGAGATCAAAGAGAAATATGGAGATTACAGTCCGCAAGAGTATGATATTGCATTAAAATTTTTAGTTAGACAGCAAATATGGGCAGTGTCTAATAGGATGTCGCGTGTTGTTGATTCTTCTGGTGATACCTCTGTTGATGCAATTTTGCTTGAAAACTGGATAAGGTTTGCTGATATTCAAAAAGAAGCAGGGGAGGCGAGATTAGATAAGCCTTGTAAGTCTTTATCAGAAGATTTAGAGTATCTTGATCCAAACATGCTAAACGCCGTTATCAACGGTGAACTCTCAAGTCGAAAAATAAAAGAGGCGGGACTTCAAGCATATATCTCGCCTTTGGGATATTTGTTTAGAAAATATTTTAATGTTCAACCAACCGGTCCAACAAACGGTCAAGTATCAGCAAATGGCGATAGTAATTCTTATGATTCAGCTGCATACAAAAAGAATACTTGGTCATTATCGCCGGATATTGCGTCATATGCTAATTCATTAAAATTACAGAATAGTGAATTATCATATACCATAGGAAATGAAACCCTGGGTGCATCTCGTACCGGCACAAGCTATCCAACGTATGGAAGTATCAGCAGAGAGAATTGGCTATTGATAAGTTCAGGTCTTATGGACTTTAACAGTTCTGAACCGAATCCACTAAACTACGACTTTCTTTTAGATAATTTTGATATCTTGGATACTGTTTTAACGTACCAGTACGGAATCTCAAGTGAAGAAAAAGAAGCTATGAAAACTTCAATTCAATTAATGGCAGTTGCAGCAAACCCTGCTGTGTTTACTGAAGGAGATGTTTC